CAATAAGTGACTTGAAGTTCAACTGTAAATTCCTCAATGGTGTTTTCAGAATCAAAGCTAAGATCAACTGCACTTACATTAGAAGGCCATGCGCCTCGGATGTTGTAAGTTTTAGTGATGTTACCTTCTTTATCCAATTGCTCAACAATCATATCAGCCATATAGTCAGTAGGAGTATTTATTCCTTCATTCGTTTCATGCTGATTAATTCCGTTCATCCAACGCTCGAAAGCGCCTCGAACATTCATATCCAAATCATTTATTACAGTAATATTCCAAGGTTCAAAAGTTCTATCACCTGCGATCTGCAACTGACGACCCCTAAAAGGAATCGTGATTGGTGCGATAATCGAAGCTGGTAGCTGAGCCCCTTTAATCATAAATGATGATAGTTCAGAATCTCCGTCAGCATATGCCGGAAAGTTAACTATAACTCGGAATAAATTTGCGCGAGCACCACCATTCTTAAGTTTTGCTTTAAAATCGTCTACGTTCATAATTGCCATGGTAGTTCTCCTTATTGTCCAACAATTTCACTAAATTCTACACCAGTTCGTGTAGCAATAAAGTTAAGAGTTATAAAATTGATCGAGCGCGTTGGCTTCACATATATATCAGCGACAAAGTTATTAGTATCTATAACTTGTCCGGTATTATTAGTGTTATCACAGATTACTTTGAAATCAGTAATACCTCTTCTACCTTTAATGTCGCGTAGGAAAGGTTCGATCATGTTTCTAAATTGTGCTCTGGTGAACTCATCATTCAGTTCAAACAGTTGGAACTTAGCTGCTAGTGCAATCGCCTTTTCCATTGTAATGAATAAACGTCTAACATTGATTCGATCAAATGCCGAAGGTCTAGCAAGCATTGTTTTATCACCGTAAAGAATAGTACCTTCGCCTGGGAAAGAAACAATTGGGTTGATTCGAGCTTTATACAGATCATCTCTGTTAGCTTTTTTCGGATTGAAAGCGACTTTTGTAATGCCAAGCAATTGACCACGGTTGAAACCACCAGGAGAAAACCATGTATCAGCTACATTGTCTGTAAATGCACAAAGGCCCGCAGTATGTCCGTTTGCCGGTATCCAACGGTATAGATCATTATACTTATCATAGATCTTAACAGCAGTCGAATCAGAAAAAGCATATGAAGATGAAGCCAAGGAATCAAAATAGCCCTTAACATTTGACGTAGCAGTAGAAGTATTAGAAACATTTACCGTATCCGCTAATGGAGGTGAAATGAACACAACAAGATCTCTACGACCTTCGGCCAAAGCAATTGCCGCTGCACCCATGACAGTTTCATCATTAGCATCCACTGGAGCAATTAGCAGATTAACATCACTTGTTTCTGAATCTGAGAATAAATCTCCCGCAGTAACAAGTTCGCCAGTAGTTGAAGGATTGCCAGCAACGCCACCCGCTAAAGATACAGTTTCGATAACGCCCGCAGTAAAGCCTGTTGAAGCATCACTGCCAGCTTCTGTTACCGTTGGTGTATGATCCATAAAGTAAATATAATCAGATTGATTATTAATTACATTTGAATAATAGTTATTACCGCCATCAGCTCGTTTTGCGCCCCTAGCAACTGATACATATGCAAATTTTTCCAAGATTGTTCCTGGAGTACCAGTGATTAATCCATCTTCATCAATTACGATTATGTGAATCTCGTCATTAGCTCCACCTCTTTGACTTACGTAGTCAGATGTTCCTGGAGTAGTATCAAATTCTGATTTGTATGCCCAGCCATCAAATTGTGAAGAAATAGCAGGACAAGTGGAAACTTTAAGTGAGTTACCCCAGATACCTGGAGTTTTTGCGGCCCATGTGCCAACGTTGGCTTGACCATCTTCAAAATCTTCTTCGTATACCGAAAGATTTTTAATTAGTAAACCTGTTTCATCTGCAGTAGCGTTTAATGCGCCAGTTCTAGCTGAACGAACCACTCGCAAAGCATTACCATATTTCAGGAATGAAGATGCTTGAAAGAACCCGATGTAAGAAGTATTTGTAGGTTTACCAAATGCTTCCACTAAATCAGATTCAGAAGTTACTGTTATAATTTCTTCCATTGGGCCTGAATCAAAATCACCAGCCAAAGCACCGATTGAAGTTGAGACCGCAGGAATTACATTAGTTAAATCTTTTTCTTTAACTGCCACACCTGGAGATACTTGAAAAGACATATATTTTTCCTCAATAGTTTATAAGATACATAATACGGA